TGTATAAAGTCACCTTCTCTAACATACAGGTCTTGGTCTTCTGTTAATCTGCGTTTATGAAAAGCAACTGATATTTTTTCAACCCTATCTACACCTAGCGGAGTTGTAGATGTTGTCTGCGACTCGTATTTAACCATTGCATAAACCCTTATAGGGTTCAAAAAGCTTTTATCTATCGCTTCGCCATAAAGGTCATGAAAGTTTGTGTGCTCTAGACTTATAGGATAATACACAATAGTCTGACCAATAACCCTTTCAATTACCTCATCATTAACCTGCTTTACAAAGTCTTTTTCTTTTTGCCCCGTAAAAAGAGGAGGCGGAGGACTTGCTGGTTGTGACCACTTGTTATCTTCAGACATTTATATTACCCCACAAAAATATAGTTTGGAACCTTTTCAAGTGTCTTACCAGCTGTTTCCATCATTGCAGACTCTTGTTCTACAACCTTTTGATAGGTAAGTTCTGCCAAAGTTGTCTTTAACTCTTCTCTTAACTTATCCTGCTCTTCTTTGCCTTCTGATATAAGAGCTGAACCATTTAACGTAACGCTTTCTCCTGGTATTGGAACAGTTGCGAACTTTGAACGGATCTGTCCTAGCATTTCTTTGCAAATAGCCAATGCAAATCTGCGAATCCACTGCTTACCAATAGAGTTTATGCTAACAAAAGGTAAGTTTCCTATTGGAAGAGTATTCATATTATTGACACCCTTTGTTTTAGGGTCTGTCCTATCCCAAGAATCTGTTGGAATAGAAAAGTCAACATACATCTTTGTTGGTCCACCAGTATAAGGTATAGGATATAGTCTAAGCTTATTGTCTCGCAGTTCATATGAGAAATGAGACATTCTAGTATAGATTGCGTCCTCAAAAGCCATAGCCTGAGCTTTATTATGCCAAGCTGGAATAAGCTGAAATGTTGAATCATCTGAAAACTGACCATAGTTATGTAAGTTGCCTACAACATTTAAGCCACCATAATAACCAAAGAACCTCCACATAGCGTGTGGTGTCTTATAGTACACCTTCTTAATCAGTACTCTCTTGTTGCCGACAGAGCCAGAAAATTCAGCGCTACCAGATATTATAGCTTGCAAGTCATAATCCTGAACTCCTTGGGTTATATCAAAGCTTGCTGAATACTGAACCGAGTTTCCCAATCCAATATCTGCGCTAACACCCTCTGCTATGTTCCTGCTCATCCCATAATCAAACTTAGGGTATCGAAGAGCAACATGGTCGCCACCAAGAGACGAGCTTAGGGTTCCAGACATTATAACACCCTTTGAATCGAAGCTGCCTGTTGTGTTGCCTAGTGAGTCACCAAGTATGTTTGTTGCTTGGTGTAGATTAATCAGATAAGAATATTCCAATACAGCTTCTTCATAAGCAGCATAAACATTACCTTCTGTAAGTTCTATATCAAGAACGTCGCCTCCAAGCTTTTTATAAACGTGCGAAACTTGGTCTACTGCGCCGGATAAGAAATGGCTGGAATATAGTGCTGATGTTTCATCGGAATAAATTTTATAAGGCACAGCACTATTAACATTATTTATTGTCCCGGTTACGGGCAAAACAACTGCTGATAATGTGCTAGATGGAGTCAGAGTAGGTAAAGACATTAGGTGTCCCTCGCTAAATATAGTTATTCACTATAACTAGTATTTGAGGACACTAAATGTCGGAAGTCTCTGCTTTTGCCTTTGTGGTTGTACGCTTACGTGTTGTAGTTGCAGCTTTCGTGGTGGTAGGCTTCTTTGTTGTGGTCTTTTTGGTTGTTAATTTTAAAGCGTTTGGCTTTTTAACAACTGGCTTTTTAACAACTGGCTCTTCAACAACTGGCTCTTCAACAACTGGCTCTGGTTCTGTTATCTGGATAACTGCCTCTACGATCTCTTCTGCCACTGGTGTTTCTTCGGTTGCTGGCTCGGGCGTTGTGATGCCCTTTCTTGTGTTCATTGCTGCTCGCTTTGTGGCATACTTGGTGGCATACTTTGCCATGGTCATTCTTTTTCTACGTTTTCCCATTATAATCTCCTTTACTATTGGGTGCTTATAATAAATAGTGCATAAAATAGAAAACCCCAAGCCATAGGACTTGGGGTTGATTCTACGATAAGGCGAGTTAGCTATTAGACATCAGATACGGTAATCCCGCCGTCGAGACCGGATGCGCACAAAGCATACCAGGCGGAACCATCAGAAACCAACTCGACTTGGTCCCCTACTTCGTTGGTGCGTACACCATCAGTACCAACGAAAGTTATTGTATTACCAGGGTTGTTGAGTGTATCAGCATCCCCTGCAAGCGCTCCGAGTTCCACAGAGTTTATACTGTTTGCAGCTCCAGTAATTGTTACGTTCTTTGCTGCGGCGGTGCCGAGAATAAACTTGCACCACCAACCTTTCCCTGCTGCAGCTGGAGTTGGGAGCGTAATATCGTAAGCGGCTCCTGCGGCCTGGGCGACAATAAAGACTGTCCCGCAGTCTGCAACCTCAACAGTCTTAGCGGCCGAAAGTGCCTCAATCTTCTTTCTATCCGCACTATATCTTCCTAGTTTTGCCATTTTATAAAATCTCCTTTAGTCTTATTAAAGGCAGTTCGCCTTACCTTTCATATTATAAATAGTGTAACAAAAAAAGAAACGCCCTATCAAATAAATGATAGGGCGAAGTCTTTTAGTTATCGGATGCTTATCCTATATTAGGAAGCACCAGCCTCACCGAGGAGACCACGAACGACAACAAGTCCGTACATGTCAGGACGTACCATCTTCTTGGCGTAACGGGTCATGACGCCCTTGCGAGGTACGAAGTCCTCGGTGCCGAAAATGGTAGGAGTAACCTGGAGAGGTACGTATGGAGCGTAAACGAAGCCACTTTCAAGGAAAGAGCTACCCTTACGACCAACAAGGATTACGTTACGCAAGAAGTATGGGTCAACATAAACGTCAAACTTCTTGCTCAAGCTACCAGCGCGGACAGCGCCGATTGTTCCGCGGTCCTGGTCAGCAGTAACGCTTGCGCGGAAACCGCTGGTGAATTCAAGGATGTTAGCAACTTCTGGGGAACAAACAACAAAGTTTGCACCACCGCGAAGTGTCTTTCTGTGGATCTGAGCGCTTACGTCATTGATGGTTTCAATGAGAGTCTCATACCACTCGCTAACAGTACCGGTGAAGTCAGGAGAAGCGCTAGTAGCGCCAAGCTCTGAGCCGCTAGAATCAACAAACAAGCCAGGAGCACGGCTCCAGTAACGAGTACCAGCAGTTGCACCCTGAACAAGATCACCAAGAAGCTCGCGGTCGATTTCCAAAGCAATCTGCTCTGAAAGAATACCAGTAAGCTCAACCTCTGCGTCCAAGTTGTGATAAGCATTGAGGTCTTGTCCAAGTTCTGGTGTCCACTTTGCTTTCATTTTCTTAGTCTGAGCAGTAACAGCAATTGAGTCGACCTTGATGTCGATCTCTGCCATTGCCGACTCGTTTTCAAGCTCCCAACCTTGGCCCGATGAAGAACCCTTGACAGCTCCGAGACCAGATGGATCACCTGCTGCAGCAAAGTTGTCTGCTGCTGGGTAAATGATAGGAAACGAATCACTATTAGTGACTGTATCCGTACCCGTACCAACAAGCTGAATTGCGTCCCCGGACACTGAATAGAGCGTGATACGGAGAGTGTCTAGACCGTTACCTGCTATGTCAACAAGCTTGGTTAAGCGGCGGACCACTCTAATATCTGCGCCAAGCATGTCGTCATTAACACCGGTGGAGGCGCCATCTTCTGCGATGATTCTTCCTGTACCCGCTACGCCGTCTTCGCCGGCACCGACCGCGTTGAGTGTAGCCAGCTCGGCTGCAGTGAGGTCGTCTACAGTTTTAAGTCGAATAGCTGAAAGAGCATCTCTATTCAGCCCTGGAAGGTCAGACAAAGTAAAGTCAAACTGAGCTACTCTCGCAGCCGCGGCGCCATTGATAATATCAACGTCATAACGAAGGGCCTTCTTCTGTGCCTCGGTCAACGCAGAGACCAAAGTACCTTCAGCTGCAAAGCCGCCGGCGGTTACGCTATCAACAACAACCTGTGCTGACGCGGTAGCGTGAGAGTGTCCTGTATTGAGGTCATAAAAGCCTCCGGCGCCTCGTCCTTCTCCGTGGTTGGCGTCCAGATCAACACCACCAGTCAACTGGCGGCCGACAACGTTGCCACCATAAACAGAAGAACCGTCGCCACGAGTATCAGAACTCTTTGTAAAATCAAGGAAAAAGATAAGACCTGATGGCAAGCTCATTGGCTGAACCGAAACAAGGTCGTTAGCAATCAAACCACCGAAAACACGGCGAACGATTGGGAAAGCAACTGCCGCGAAGCCTTCAACATCGCCAGCAGCCATAGATGTGGCCTCACGGAGAAGCTCCTTAGCCTGGTTTTCAAGCAAGACGGCCATTCCTTGCTTCTGTTGTCCGTCGTTAAGTCCTTCCAAAAGACCAGTCTGCTCCCACTTAGTGAGAAGAGCTTCGCCTTCCTTTTGAACGTTACGAGTGACAACACCTTCAGTTAGTTTTTGTAATACAGACATTGTATTATACCTCCAAAAATGTTATTTTATTTCTTTATACCTGCCAATCTTTGCAATCTATCGAATGCAGGGTTAGCTGCCCTTTCTTTTTGCTCTTCACGAGCGGCGACAAGTAGAGTAGAGCGTCTTGAAACAGCTTCACTAAGGCTATTCATCTTCTTTTCTGCAGGTTGAGAAGTGATAGTCTCTTGAAGTGTATCAAATACAATCTTTGCTTCTTGTACAGTCTCGGCTTTTGAAATGGCTTCGACAATTTTCTCTTTTTGTCGCTCATTCAGGGAGGCATTCTCTAAAGCACGGTTAATATACAACAACTTTGCGTTAGAAACATTAGAGGTTTCCAACTTTTCTTGCAAAGCTTCTAGTGTTGCAGTAAATTTTTCATTCTGCGCCTGCAATTT